AATGCTGCAATAGTGTGGTCGTTAATCTGCGTCCATGCTGATGATACACCCATAGTATTCATAGACTTAACTCGTACATCGATAGTAGTTCCTGATGCTACGCCTGAGATATACAGAGGTGTACTGTCTGTTGTATGTTCTATATCCCAAGGGTTTTCGCTAGGAGTTCCTGCGGCTATTCTTATTTGAATAACGTATCTGTCTACAAAACTGTCAACGGGTGCTGTCCATGCTACTAGGATTCTAGGGCTTGTTGAGCCATCACTGTTTGTTACTTGATAGTTCTCGCCACTTGATACTGTTACGCTCGTTACAGGCAACACACTGAAAGGGTCAGGTAAGGTGGTGTCAGGGATTACTGTGTAAGCGCCTGTGTCTGCCCAAGGATAAACGGTATCTTTATGTTCAGATAAAGCAACAATTACGTTGCCGTCTGCTTTCAATGATAGGTTTATAACCCTGAATGCTTTAGCCGACCAACCCGGAGTTCTGTGTGTAACAGATACAATGTCTCCAATGCTAGTCTGTAACGCTTCGCCTGTAGCAAGGAATGAACACTTGATGCCTTGTCTTGACTTATTGACTACCGTCTTAGCTATGTTTCTTGCTTGGTATATGTTTGTTATGGTTGGCAGTCTAACTCTCTTTTCTAATTCAACTCCACCGTCTTCTGCTAATAATGTAGTCTCTTCTGTGCTTCCTGCTTCGGGGTATATCGCTTGGTCGTCTTGCCAATTATTGTCCTTGTTCGTAAACGTAGCAATAACTCTATTAAATCTAGTTCCTTTCTTTTCGCCTGAGATACTGATGCCATCAATGATGTGGCTTTCTGTAAATGCGAAAGAAGGCGAGCCTGTGTTCTCTACGATAAGCTTATAAACACCTTGCGTGTATGGCATTAAACCTCTCATGCCGTTTAGCAAAATCTTTACGTTATCCATGAGTGTGTTGTCTGTACTTAATATCACATTACAGTTGAATGTGTTGATGTACGAGCCACCTGAATATGACTCAACTAAAGCGTCACAGATTTGAAACGCATTATAAAATGATGTATAACTTGGCTCAAAATCAGCAGATGTAAGCCCTTTTCCGTATCTAGTGTTAGTGAGGTAGTCCAACATACACTCAACAGGGTTTGTTGAATAAGTCTCAGCCGTGCTTAATACACCACTAGAGTTAAATGTTCTGACTTTGCGTCCTTTTACCACAGCATGAATATTTGGAATTGAGCCAAATACTTCCCTATCCCATTTAAGTCTGATGCCTAAGTAAGCAACACCTTTTAGTGTGTGTGCTGATGTCCAACTTGGTGCGCTCAATAAGGTTGTGTCTACTGTCTGAGTATCAGAGCCTAAGTGCTTGTTAATTGTGACTAGCCCACTAAACTTAGCATCGCCTGATAAAACGTCATTGATATATACGTCTGTAATGTTTTCTACCTCACCCTCACACAATACTAGGGCAATATAAAGGTACTCGTTATCTGTGCCACTTGTCTCTACAAAGACTCGCGTTCCACCTACTTTACGCTCTCCATAAATGACAGGTATCTGTGCGTTGTTGCTTTGCTTGTTTAATAATGTACCGTCTGTATTTTCTTGCTCTAAGTCCTCTATGTCAGGGGCTAATAACCAAGATATTACTGCTGATGCTATAAAGCTTATAAACCATTCAAACATTATGCTCTACCCCACTCTAAGTCTTTAACCACGTTAGCGGCAAAGTCAAAGCCTTTGTCACCTGAGAAAAATAACGACTGTGAATTGCTATTGGTGTGTCTTCCTGACTTCTTTTCAAAGTCTGACCAATGCGATGCCACCCCTAGTTCCACTGTTGAGGTCTCTTCTGTATCAATAATCTCGTATTCTGATATACGACCATCGTGAATCAATACAGGAGAGCCTATTACACCGTTGTTAGCGTCCAAGTAAGCCCTATAAACTATTAACTGTTTGGATATGTAGGCGCTACTAAGTAAAGCGGATATAAAGGATTGCTCTACGCCCGATAATTTTATCTTAGACGTTCCAACTCTCACTTCGGAGTCCTCTTTTACTGTGGACACATCAAGGAAATGACTACTAGCAACATAGGTGTTTCCACCATACACAATGTCTTGTCCTGCGTCTGTTAAAAAAGACGTAGAGGACAGGTGAATCTCAATCATGTGGCATATTCTTACCGAGTCTTTTGCAAGTTCTGTTACTACAGATGCGTGAATACTTCTACTCATAGAGCCTCAATGAAGTCTACTTCATATCTGAACAAGCCATCGTTACTCATTCCGAATGATTGTATATCATTTCTTAGCCTTACCTTCATTGTTACGGTGTCGTAGTTAATTGTCTCATCATTTGCTACGTTAGAGCGAAGAGGTGGCTGTATATCGATAGATGTCGTGTTACTTGATGTTTCGGTATGACCAACAACCATATAGACCTTATCATGGCTAAATTTAATCATGTCACCTTCTACGATAGTTCCTGTAATTCCGTCCACTACTATTGTAGTTTGGCCTGCTGCCTTAGTACCGTTCACTCTTAACGTGCCTGATGCCGTACCTCTAGCGTCTTCTAATACGGGTATTCTCACAGTGAATGTGTTTGACTGTCCACGCTGTTGCATTACATAAGCATATACAGGCATAAAGTCTGCTTGAGTCATAGGTGGATATTTAGCTGAGAACTCCCAATATTGACTTGCTAGTTTTCTTGATTGTGTTCTACCGTTTACAGTCTGTGATGTTAGAGTCTTATCATTGGACTTTAGGTTCACTGACTGAAATACGGGTGTAGTTGGATATGCCATTATGCTGTCACCCCTGTGATTCCTCTATCGTTCATTGCCTGATTAATAATACCTACAATCATTCCTCTACGTGAGTCTAATAAATCATCAAAACCTGTTGTGTCGTTAGCAGTGATGTTGAAGCTTACACTTACGTTTGTTTCGCCACCTGAGCCACCGCCTGATGACATAGCGTCATTTGGTATGATAGTACCTGTCTTATTCGGTACAAATAACTCAGCACCTTGCTCACCTACTACATAGGGTTGGTTTCCTGTTACCGTTCCACCGTCTGCTCTGAACATTCCCGAAGTAAAGCTAGAAAGGAAGTTAGCGGCAGGTCTAGCTACTTGAATCTTGATAAACTCAGCTAATATTGCTCTAGCCATATTTTTAACTGTGTCTTTGAGTGAGTTAGCGCCGTTGCCGATATTCATAATCATATCTGTTATAGACGATTCCATAATGCTTGCTATACCTGCTACTTTTTTAGCAATGTCAGCTTCATCCATTCGCTTGATGGCTTCATCGTATGCTGTTGTTACTTGACCAATCATCTTAGCTTCTGTTGCTGATGACATATTCTTTTCAGTGATGTATGCCTTAATACGCTGTACTTCTGAGTTGTAGCCTTTCTCTAGTTCTTGTTTTTTGGTTAGCTCTATTCCAACACCTGCTATTGACGCTTTATACTTGTCAGTAGTTGTGATTAGCTCCTGTGCGTTTTTCAGCCACTTGTTGCTATATTCTTTTTCTTTAGGCGGTGTTGGTGGTTGGAAGTCAGTTGGGAAGAACGTCTTAGGTGTTGTTATTTTTCCACTATCACGAATCATAGTAATTAATTCTGATATTGTTGTCTTTGTATCTTTGGCTTGCTTATTTAAAATGCCCAACTCTTCATTCTTTTGCCAAAAAACAGTGTCATCACTGTTGGTAGCCGCCTGATTCATCTCACCTTTTACATCTTTAATCTTTTGCTGTAAGTCGTTATAAATCTTTATCTGTGCTTGTTGTGCTGTTTTAAGTTCACCGACATCTAATCCATTGAATTGCAACCTTACGTCATCGCCTGTTATTCCCTTAATGGCATCACGTATTGCATCAATTTTAACTGCTACTGCTGTTAGCATTGCGATTGCCACTCTCGCTTTAGCGCCACCCAATAGGAATAATACCAAGCCCACAGATGTTACCTCTGAAGGCAACCCCATTACTACTTGAACTGTACTCTTTAGTGCTAGACCTATTTTTGTTACTGATTGCCCTAGTTCTTTTGCTGATTTAAGTGTCTCAGGGTCTCTGAGCATACTTGATATTTCTTTTACGCCTGTCTTGGTCTCATCAAACACGCCCTCATTCATGAATGCTAGTTGCAACTCATCCCAAGCGTCACCCATCATTGATACTTGACCTTCAAATGTAAGCGCCATGTCTTTAGTAGCGCCCTTCATTGATGTTTTGTTCTCTTCCCACAGATTCATGATGTGTTTCTTAGACTCTTCTGCTGTGTATTTAACGCCTGTCTCAAATCCTAACATGGCTTTTACACCTGAGTCTCTGAATTGGTCTGCTGCGGATATTCCACCTGCGAAGGTCTTCTGTAGTTGTTGTGCTACTTCTTGGAATGATAATACTGACGATGCGGCGATGTCACCTGTTATGCTTAGTAGTGCGTTTAACTCATCTACATCTTCTGTCACTGTTAATAGTGAAGGTGACGCTCGTTGGATTTCTTTTAGGGTGAAGGGTGCTGACTTGGCAAATCCAAGCATATAGTCAAACGCCTTTCCTGCGTCCTTAGCACTACCCGTTAAGAATTTAAGCTGTACTTTTAATGACTCAATGGAGGTTGCGTACTTTAATGCTGAACGCAACATAGCGCCTGCGCCTAAAGCACCAAGCGCACCGTTTAGTGAGAATATTTGGCTCTTTACCCTGTTGGCTACATTACCTATTCCACCAATAGCACGTTTAGCCTTACTCGCACCCGATATTGCCCCTTTGGGGTCAACCTTAATTCCGAGAGTTGCTATATTGTCAGTTGCCATCTTTATCCTCTAGTTTAAAGTAGGCTATCCAACCGTGAAACTCTTCAACCGTCATCAGGTCTATTTCATGAACAGCCTTGTGTAAGCGATTCGCAAGTGCGTACTTTGCGTGTAACTCGGAATCGCTTCTTAGTTTCCCCCCATATCATCAATAGTTTGAGATATGGAAATTTCGCCTACAATTCGTGTAATTACATCAGGTGATGCGTTGTTCATTAATTCCACTTTGTTAGATATATCAAACAGCTTATTGCCGTCCTTATCTAGCGCTTTCAGAATCAATGTGCGTACCATGAACTCAAAGTCGTCATCTTTTGCAAACTTCCAAAGAGATTTCTTTTCACCCATAGTGAACGGAGTGGCATAAATAACAGCATCCCACTCAGGTACTTCGATTGCTTTAGTCTCTAACTTGTCAAAGTGCGACTTAGCGTTATCTAAAATACCCATTACGCAACAGCAGCCCAAGTAACAACACCGTTAGCTTCAAAACTAATTGAAGTCTCAACCATGCCGTCTAGTGTAGTTGATACACCCTTCTCAGTAATGATTGCTGACAATGAAGCGAATGTGTCGCCTGTTGTAGCACCTTCAGGGTATAACTTTAATGCTACTTCAGCACCTACAGTCATTGCGCCTTGACCTGTTGTGTCAGTCTCATCCCAAAAAGCAGTCATAGAACCACTTGCTGATGTTAAGCCTACAGTCTTAGTACGTGCTGTGTCTCCTAGTGTAGTGTCGTCAATAGTCTCTGCTGACTCTGAGATACTCCAATCCTTTACTTCTGCGATTACGTTTGAACCGATTTTAGCCGTTCCTTCGCTACCTTTATGATTTGCCATCTTCTTTCTCCGTTGTATTTACTTTTGTTTTTGTTATAGACTTTTCCGCCCAACCCTTCGCCTTCATTTCTTCAATCTTTGAAGGGTGTGGCGTTACACCTTCTTTATCACCGTTAGGTGAATATAAAACTACTGCTTTCATGAATCCCTCCAATATGGAATTGTTACGTTCATCTGATGCCAAATGTCATCAGTTCCTATGGTCTCAATGCTTGCTACATCACAAACCACATCACTGAACTTTCTACCATCGAAAATACTCGTGACCGTGTCCGCATACTTTCGTATTGTACTAGTTCCTGTGTCTCTCGGTACAAAGATTTGAACAACAATTAAGCCTGAGTGTCTCTTAGCGCTATTAATTGCTCTATAACTACTTGACCCGTTTAATACTGTTAGTCTTGTCCACCCTGAGTTGTTTGGCATATCAAATGATACATTCTCCCAAGCGACAGGGGTTTCTTGCCAATATTCTTTGAATCTGTTTTCAATCGTCAGGCGCTCATTCTCAAAACTCATAATGAACCTCTGATTTCATTCATTGTTATTGCCACCATACCGTTAGGCGCTTGCTTTGATGTGCCATTCTCTAGGTCTTGGATATAATCTAATGAATTAACAATGTAGATTGGCTTCAGTCCGTCACCTTTCTTAATGCTTGGTGCTTTGGGTCTTTTGGCTTCTGCGTCCACGTTTCTGTCTATTGTAGCTACAGATACGTTCCAATTACCTCTCGCACGTCCTGTATCAACAGGGGTTTTCTTAACAATCATGCCAAATGCTTTAAACGCCACCGTTCTAACAGCTTCATCTATAGCTACGCCCGTCTTCTTGCTGAATCGTCTTATGTCGCTGTCAAAACTCATCCTAGCTTCCTCAATTTAAGGGAATAAGACGCACCAACAGGGTCTTTCTTAATATCTGTAATAGCATAACGCTCACCACCACGGATTACTATGTCCTTAGTGGTTGGTGTGAACGTCAGTCCTTTAGTAGCGAATAATGCTGTGATTTCACCTGTGAACGCTGAGTCTGTCTTGTTGGTAGAGCCTTTGCCCGAGATAGTGTTATCGTCAAACGAGATAATGGCTTTAACAGTGTAGTTTGTTTCTGTAGATGTGTTCTGACCGAATACAACGTCATAGTCTCCATTCGTCTTTGTAACGAATGTAATACTTTCTGCAATATCGCCTGTGGCGGTTACTGCTGAACTTACAGCGCTTAGGATAGCATCTCTAAGCCCCATTTTACGACCTCACTACTGCTACCGTGCCAAACTTAGCACGGGCGTGTATCGTTCCCCAACCTCTCAACATTTCCTGAACGATTGAAGGCAATACGCCTGCTGTGTCAGTTTTATCAAAGTTTAGTTTAATTGAGCCAACCTCTAGGCTTGTTAGTCCTTTACCTTGAGCGTCACCTGTTAGGTCGTTCGATATGAGGTTTCTAGCAAATTCTGCTGTGGCGTTCTTAATTGGTTGTGGTACGATTGTAGAGCTTACAGCCTGACCATCGTCAGTTACGTTTGTTCTACCCCATGCTAATGCTTGGGTTGATGTAGCTCTACTTCCTGACCAATCTGTCTTCTCATCTAATATACGAGTAGCCATCTTTAGGGCTATCTCTTTATTAGCTTCTGTAGCAGATGTCCAATCTGTTGCGTACAAGTGTGTTGCGTGGTAGGCATCTGCGTCTGATACTGAAACATAGCTATCTGCTGATGAGCCGTTTGGAGTTGCGTCTAATGCCATAATTTTTCCTTAATAAGTACCACCTACCCGAAGATAGGTGGATTTCATCAAACTGTATTAGTTCGTAATACCGTTTAACATTGCTAGACCCTTCTCAGAGAAGTTAGCTAGACCGTTGTAGAACTTAACACGAGTGATTGACTCGTCTTTAGTTTCTGATGCGCCTAACTCTTCAATAGAAACACCTGCGTTACCTGAAGCTGTTAAGCCTGCGATACCGTGTGACATTGAACCGTCATCTAATGTACCCATAACAATTGAAGTACAAGTAGAACTTGAACCACGTGTTTGGTTTACAGGGATGTAGTCGTTACGGAAGATTGGAATACCACGGTAAGATGGTACTTGCGCGCCTGAAGGTAAAGTAATAACTTCACCGATACCTGCGCCACCCAATGCTCTAAGCAATGCGTAGTATGAACGGATAGTACGTGCGTTCATCATCATGTAGTCAACAGTGCCGTCTTTGTCAGTTACTTTGTCTAAAGTCTCATCTAACAAGTCGTAAGATAAAGCAGAACCGTTAGTTGCGCCTGTCTTAGTTTGTGCTGATGTAGCTAAAGACAACAAACCTGTGATTTGGTTACTAGAACCCGTACCATTGATTAGTTTGTCTTGGTAAGCACGACCAATTGACTTAGCTTTAGAAGCAACTTGTGCCGCTTTTTGGTCTGTCAAGTTTGAACGTGTAGCTTGGATTAAGCCGTTAATCTCAGCGTCACCTACAAGTGTAGTTAGGCTAGTAGTCACTTGCGTGAATGTCGCCGCTGCTTTACCCGCAGAGATAGTTGAGCCAACACCTGTCCACTCTGAAGCGCCCAATGCGTTTTCACGATTGTATGCTAGTGAGTTGCCGTCAATAGATTGAAACGGTAAGATGTCATAAAAAGGATTTACTGTAATGACGTTTTCAATAACGCCGGCTACAAGCATGTCCTGTGATAGTTTTGCTGATTCAGCAAGAGTTACAGATGCCATAATGGAATCTCCTATAATATGCCCCGTTTTTGTTATAGGGCAGTAAAAAAATATTCTGCTACTATATCACCACGGGTTATATGTAGGGTTCAATTGCCATTCTATGGCAGTTGTGTGTATTACAACATAAAAGACAAACAGTGTCAACCTATTTGGCGAACCCTACCTGTAATTTCTGTAATGCTGTTAAATCTTTAGAGCCACCGCCTGAGAAGTTCTTGCCATGCTCTGAACCGCCACCTTGTGATGATTTGAATAAGTGTGGCGCTATTTCCATTTGACCTTTGACCCATTCTTGTACTGACATTGGCTCGCTTGTACCTTCACCGTATATTACGTTACCGTTTTGGTCGTGTGGCACTGCTTTACCTTCTTTTAGTGAGAATACAGATTGAGAGCGTAGTAGTACATCGTCTATGCCTGTATCTACAACACCTGATTTGCTTGCTGAGTCTCTTACAGCGTTGTCAATCACGAGTGTCTCTAACTGTTTATTCAGGGTTTTGTTTGTACCTTGGATTTTCTCTAATTCTTTGTTGTGGTGTAACACCATTGCTTTAGTGCGCTCTTCTAGTAGTTCGTCAATCTTGCCTGCGTCTAATAGCTTCTTGTCTTTTAGTGCTTGCTGTTGCTTTACCATGTCTTGGTAGCCGTCTAGGTCAATGCCATCAAACTTAGCGCTTAATGTCTCCATGTCTTTCATTAGTTTGACATTGTTCGCTCTAAACTCGTCTAGTTTTGCTTTGTTGTCGTCTGATTTTGCTTGAAGTGCGTTAAATTCGTCTTCAGTGTAGGTCTTATCGCTCATTTTATTCTCCGAATAATTAAATTGTCTCTGACATTGTTATTATACAACCTATTTTGTAGATGTGAAACTAGAATACTAATTCGTTTTTATCGAAGGCTTTTTGTTGCTCTTTGGTTAGCATTTTGTATTCGTCATAGGGCTTATCACCCTCAACCGCTTCTATCAACAAGTCTATCTGCTTGTCTATATCTCTCCACAGTAGTCCTATAACATTAGGCTCTACACCGTATTTCTCTTTGTGTAGGTTTTGTAGGTTTTCCATTGCGTCCATTACAGCACCTCTTTCATTATCAATTCAAACTCTTTAGTTAGGCTAGGGAACATCTCTTTAGTGAACGCCCACTTCTTTTTATCTGACCACAATAGGAATAGGTTTGCGAAGTTCTCAGTCATTTGGTGGTCATGTGAGCGGTAATAGCTTTTTCCATGACCTGCCATTCTAAAGTCATTGTAGAACTTACCCTTTGTCATGCTGTCGATAATATCACTTATGTTTGGATAGATAGGGTGCTTCCATGTGTACGTAGTTCCATACTTAGAGTCTTTAGCGTCTTTCAATAGTTGCTTTAGCTTGAACATCGCTTCTTTCTGTCCACGCATTCCTTTACCGATTCCTAATGCGCGCGCATCAATCTGTGACGCTTCCCTTAGTCTATCAAAGGACATGTATTCGTTGATTTCCTTTATCAAAAATCCGTCTTTGCCGATATTGAGTCTATGGTCTATGTAATGCCCGTATTCGTGTAGTAGCACATACCTGTCATCTACCCTGTTTGATGTTACAGGTGTCTCAATCTTCTTACTGTATCGGTAATAAACACCTGAACCTCTTATCACTGTATTTGGCTTAGGTAGTTTGTTAATAACCTCTTTAGCTTCATCTCTAATGTCTTCTAGCATCTTATCAAACCCTACATTGAACCCAAGTACAGGGTTTGGTATCTTAGGCTTCTTAGGCTTTGGCTTGTCTAGCTTGGTATTCAGTTGTTGTACCGTTAGTGGATTACCTGACTGATTTACTAAGTCTGTAAACTTTAGTTTGTCTCGCTTCCATAGGTCATACTTTTGTGCGCCTAGTGCGTCTCTTTGGAATGGCTCTGATTTACCCTTCAACCAACTCTCATATCCCATCTTATCTGATACTTGACCGTCCATGCTTGCGCGTGTGCTTTCAGGTATCTCGTTGAAGTCACCTTTTGCACCCAACTCTTCCCAACTCTTAGTGATTGGTACTTGCGTTGAGCGACAACCCCAATGTGCTGTTACACCGGGGAAGGTTACGTTGTGTCCTATTGGCTCTCTATCAGGATTTGACCAAGTTAAGCCGTCTAGCCCCATACAGGTTTGTGATGTTCTGCTGTCTAGTGTTGATACCCACTCTACACCCTTGATGATATCGTCATTATCTGCGTAGGTCTCTAGTCGCGCTTCATTTGCTACTGCTTGTATGCTTGTTCTTACTAATGCTTCAGCACTTCGTCTGTTTGCTTGTAACGCACCGTCTTTATATTTGTTTGGCGCTGTACCGATTAGATTGTTGGTGATTGTCTTTGTGTCGTCACCCCTCATCATTCCCTGACGCACTGTGTCTGAAAATCTTAGATGGAAAGCTTCACCTCTTCTTGACCACCACTCAGCTGACTGTGCGCCTTCAAACAATGTATTGCTTGCTATCGCTTTGAGTGTCTGTTTACTCATACCGACTGAGGCTAACTGTACTGTTAGTGCTTTGTTGATTGACGAGACTGCTTGTTTCTCAGCTATTGAGGCTACATTGGCTAATGTCTTAGCGTGTTCTTTGGCTACTTGCTTGTACGTGGACTTTATCGTCTCACGTGTTTGCTTTAGCAAGGCTTTCATGCGCTTGATTTTAGTTTGTTCGCGTACCGCGTCAAACATGCCTGTGTTTTGGATGTCAGCTATTAGAACTTTCTCTAACTTCTTTAGTTCTTTGCGTATATCCTTCTTTACTGAGGCTTCAAGACGTTGTAAGTCTACTGAGTGTCCTGTAATCTCATCAAGGATTGTGTCATTGACTGACATTATTCAAGGTCACCTGCCTGTACATCAATACGGTCTCTCTCATCCTCAATACTTACATCAGGTGCTAGGATTTCCCCACGCTTCATGTTGTATAGGAATGTTTCGTGTGATATTGCGCCTGACTGCCACGCACCCATTAGTGATGTCATGTCCTGTGCGTTTATCTTAGTATCTACGAAGTCTGTATTAAGTTTTAATGAGATGTCACCTGTTATACCTTCCCATTCAGCCATAACCTGTAGTGCTGTTTGGATTGCTTGCTCTACTGACTTAACTGTACTCACTAATGTTGACGCTTCTGCGTTTTGTCTTAGTCTTACCGTGTCTGTGGCTTCAACACCTGATTTCTGTGCTTGTAGTAGTTGTGCGCCTAGGCTTGCCATCATTGAGCGCTTTTCGTCCATCGCTACTTCTAATGCTTTCAGTCCTTGTCCACTAAACTCTAAATATCCAACCTTTGATTGCTCGTTAGGTAACACCCATGCTGAACCTGAACCGATTGATAGTTCGCTGTCAATATCTATGCCTGTAACGTAAGGCGTAGGTAGTGCTGTGAAATGACGACCGTGTTCTAAGTCTGCTGATGTTCTGTATAGGGATAGTCCTGTGTCTGCTAGTGCCAATAATGACGACATAGTAGGCTCAAAGTTAAAGCCGTCTCCACTCAGTGCTACAAATGGGATGCCGTCTAGTCCATCACCACGCATTGTTGGGTATTTTTCGTCAACAATCTTCCAACCACTAACATCCCTCCAAATTCGTACAACGTATTTACCGTCTTCGTCTTTGGTTAGTTCCCTGTACTGAATAGCGTACTCGGACTTGTATTTGTCTTTAGGGTCAATCTGTCTGTATGTTTCTTGTAGGACAACTGTATCATCTAGCCAATTAGTAACTTGTTCTGTTGTGTAGCCTGTCAAGTAAGGGCGCTCTTCGTTTCTATCTACTAATACACCCTGACGACCCATCAACAAATGCTCTGATAGCATCATTGATATAAAATCGTTTAGTGATACGCCTGTACCTGTGATGTCATCCATCAACTCTTCTAGTTTAGGTGGCAACTCCATGATTGGGTCTACTCGCATTACTGCGCCCACCAAGCCTGATACTGTGCGCTCTATACCGTTGTAATATACGGCTCTTAGTCTGTATGCGTCATACTGTGCTTTGTCTTGACCACTTAGTTTAGGTAGGTAATCTACCCCTTTGTTCTTGATTGCGTCACTACCTTCGAAAGAGTCTCTGATTCTTGACCATTGGTTTGATGCTTCTACATAATACGGATGTTTTGATTCAATTCCCATTGCTACACTCCCATTACTCGTGCTAATTTAGGTTTACCTTTGCGCTTAATCATAGGCTGTAGAGCATATCTAAGCGCGTCTATGTAGTGATTGTCTTTATCGACTATTGATGGCAATATGTCTTCTGTCAATCTATCTACTTTATAACTATATCTTACAAATTCATTTGCGACTTCCATACACCTTGTATGAATGTGAACCTTCTCGAAACTTCTGATATGTTCAATGCCGTCTTCTATGCTTCCTGACCACTTATGTACTGACTCAATTCTATATCCTTGTCTCTTTACAAAAGATATAGACTCAGGTCTAGCCGAGTCCGCTCTTATTGTATATTGTTTTGCGTTCGGTATGGAGTCAATTAACTTATAGGTGTTGTCTAACTCTACTTGCGTTCCACCTGCTTCATAGTCAATATAAAGGTCATTGCCTATAATAAAGCATCTTATTACTGCTGTTGGGTCTTGAGAGAAGCCCCAATCTAGCCCATAGTAGAACGTCATTTCAGGTGGTGAGTCAAACTCTTCTACTACAAACTTGCCTTTGAATATCTGAGCGTCTGAACCTTGCTTACAATGTCCTTCCCAAATATGTAGATAGTCGTCATAGTCTAACGTCTTTTGATATTCCATCTCATCTCGTAGCTCATTGCTGAAATAAGGGTTATCGTTGTAGTTAACCTTTACTGTTACTTGGTTATCTCTCTGATTTACTATGAATTTCTGAAATGTGGGGTCTGTTTCTAGGTTTGGGTTGAAGGCAATCCATATCTGAGAGCCTTTCTTACGAATAGTAGGGATAAGCACATTCCAACTTTCGTTACTAATCTTTTGTGCTTCCTCTACCCAACAAACGTCAATTCCTTCAAGAGACTTGATTTGCATGGGGTCGTGCTTCAATCCGTGGAATATAAATTCTGTACCGTTTAGTCCTAGGATTGAATCCCTAGTAACTCGGTAGAACCTCTCTAATTTGTTGTCATTAATACACGTCACTAATAGTTTATGTACCGAGTCTCTGATTGAGCCTTGAATTTCACGGGTACACAATATCCTTAGTGGAGACTTCATACCTCTTTGAAGTAATGCTATGGCAAAGCCCCATGACTTACCGCCACCACGTCCACCATAGAACACCTTATATCTACTAGGCTTGAATAAAGGCTTGAATGCCCTAGGCAATTTAAAGACGTTATCTTTTCTCTCTAGCCTCTCTTCTTTTGCCTTTTGTGTGTCTTCACTCAAAGTCTTCATCAGGGTCTACAAACTCAACAACAAAGTTCATGTTCATGTTGCCTGTGATGTCTAGTTCTTGCTTATCACCCCAACCACGACTCTTTCCTTTTGATTTTAGAAACCTCTCAACTGCTTTTAGTCGTATGGGTTCATTCTTACTACGCATTAACGCGTGTAATCCCTCTTCTGCTATATCAACACTCTCTTCTCGTATGTCATCAAGTTGCTCAGGGTCTTTTAACGCTCTATCTCTGATAGCAATTCTTGTTATGTCCACACCGTACTCTCTTTTGGCTATACGAGACGCTCTAGCATAGATGCCTGCGCTTTCTCTTAATACTGCCCAAAATTCATTATGTGATAGTTTCATTTTTGTTAAGTTTTGTTAAGTTAAACATTAGGTTAATGTATGTTAATTTCCCGATTGACATCATATCAAAGTTCCGAAGTAGCGCGGGTTTCTTGCCCCTCTTCACACCCTAAACTGTTGAAGCTCTCACCTGTCTCTTCTAGCGTAGCTTCTTGTCCTGTGTAGTCTTGCCATCTCTTTACGATAACGTCTGCGAAACGTGGGTCTAGTTCCATCAGGTTGCATCGTCTATGGCAATTGATTGACGCAATTAATGTACTTCCTGCGCCACCGAATAAATCTAATACTAACCAATCACGTTTTGATGAGTTTTCTACTAGTCCTTGTACTAATCCAACAGGTTTCATTGTTGGGTGTAGTTCACTCTTAGTTGGTCTGTCATAATCTATTACGGTTGATTTAAATCCTTCGGACATTTCCTTGATAATCTTGACTAGCTTCTCTTTGCTCATTTTATCTACGTCTTGTAGGTCGTCTATCATTGTTGTTTTGGTGAAGTCTTCGCAGAAGTAGTGTCCTTTGCCTTGCTTCCAACCGAATATAATAGGCTCATGCTTCCAATTGTAGTCTTGTCTGCTTAATGTTGCTGAGTGTTTATTCCATATTAACGTTTGTGCGTACTTAAATCCTACCTCTTTGAACGTCTTGGTGAATGTAACTCTTTCTGATTCTGAATGTGCCACGTATATTACTGCGCCTTCTTTCATATTCTCATCATAACGCTTATAGGCTTCTGTCATAAACTCAATGAATGCTTCGTCACTCATGTCGTCATTTTCAATCTTGCCTGCTATGCCTTCTACTGCGATATTGTATGGAGGGTCAGTGAACACCATGTCTGCTTTCTTACTGTTCATTAGTTTCTCTACATGTTCAGGGTCTGTTGAGTCTCCACACATCACCCTGTTTTCACCTAGTAGCCACACATCGCCTAATTTAGACTTATATACCTCTTCTACTGTTGGTACATCGTCTTCGTCTGTAAGTCCGTCAAAATCCTCACCGTCTTCCATTGACGCGTCACAATCTAAGCCCCAATCAGTTAGTTCGTCTGTTTCCCATCCGTCTTTGAGCGCCTCCCAATCCCATTCGCCAAAACCTACGTTATCTTTGATTATGAATTCACGTTGTTGTTCGTCTGTCAGGTCTGATGCCTTTACTACGTGTACTTCTGTTAGTCCTGCTTCCTTACACGCCTTAAGTCTCATGTTTCCACCAAGTACCACCATGTCGTCATTTACTACGATAGGTCTAATCTCTAGCATTTGGGGGAAGTTCTTTATTGAATTAACAAGTTTGGTCAGCTTCTCATCTTTTAAGATGCGAGGGTTGTTAGGGTTACGCTTTAGTGCGCTTAACTTGATTAGTTCTGATTTCATTTACTGTCTCGTTTCTGTTGAATTGTTATCATTAATAACACTAGCCATAAAGTCTATATTAGCGTCATGTAGTTCGTTGTATGTAATTTCCTCACCTTCGTCTGATGAACAAGTTAGCATTTGTGCTGTGCTTTCTAGCGCTTGGTAATACAATACTGCTAATTGCTCTTTTGTTATATCTTTAATTAAATAATCAACAAACCCTTCTACGTCTTTATCCATCTTATCCTCTCTTATAACCCATTGATTCATAATATAAATCTTCAGGTCTTGGTAATATAATTCCATACTCAGATACGAATATGTCCACTTGCTCTAGGTAGTCTTTAAACTCTCCGACCTTTAGTTTTGTTGTGCTTCGTAGTTCACGTATGTGGTCGCCTTTTTTGGTTGTTATTTCATTGTAACCTATAAACTTATCTCTTAGCAACATGTGTGTTTCGTCTTTTGTGTAGCCTAGTTCGCTTCCAATAACTGTCACCCACTCCCAATATAGGCGGTTCTGTTTGGTTGAGCGTGAGTCTTTGTCGTCTTTTATCTCGATGATTGCCCTCTCTGATTCGGGGTGTTCGCTGAAGTGACTAACTATCATTGATTCAACAATATGTCGTTTCTCTTTCTTGCGTTCAATGACTCGTTTCATAACCTACCATCTAAATATCTATTAATTCGTTCCAAGTGAAAGTCTTGCTCACCATAAGCGCTTTCCCATGTTCTTTGACCTATCTGATGAATACCTTGAGAGCCTCTATGGTGGTCAACACACAAAGGTATTGTTATTTCATCTTTAGCCTTTTGAGCCATGCCACTATATTTCAATCCTACTAGGTGGTGTATCTCCGCAGGTCTTCTACATATACAACATCCATGTTCTGATAATGCGTTGAATCTTGCTTTGCGTTCTTTAGGCTTCACAATACTTTTATATGCCAATCTATCATTGCTTCAATAACATCTGCCACTGAGTACACCACTTTAACTTCACCACCTGCCTCTTCAATCTTGCCTATCATCTCTTTCTGAACAGGACTTAATCTTCCTTTAGCGCCACCTAATGATTTAGGTCGTTTAACCTCAAGGAAGAATGCCATACCATCATGAATAATACATAGGTCTGGTATTCCTGCTTTTGCACCTTCCGCCTTTAATTTAGCAGCAACAATCTTATTACGTTGTCCTCCATTTGGCACGCTGAAATATAGTACACCTCTAAGGTCTAAGTATTGGCAAATAGCGACTTGCACCTTATGCTCTAAATCACGCATTAATACGCTCCTTGGCTATATCAAAATATTTATCGTCTAGCTCAATACCT